GTCACCCTTCCCCGCCCAGATCACTTCGTCTGGGGAAAGAACATATTCTCCACCGGCTGCGACAATAGGAACGGGTTCCCCGACGCCCCCGCCCGCCGCGTAGGCACCCTTTGGGGCCTCCCGGAACATCATCTTGACGGCGCGGTAGCCCGCCATGGTGTTGCCCTCGCCCAGCGAGGACACGATGTCGGCGGGGATGACGTAGGAGCCCGAGGGGACGTGCATGGGCAGGTGGTCAGTGCGCCCGGCCACGGGGCTGTGGATGGGGCCGAGGTGGACGCCGTCAGAGGCGCCAGCGGGCGCGGCGCGCTGCATGGGCCCGCCCTCCGCCTTGGCGTGGCGGGCGGTGTTGAGGGCTATGGCGACGGCCTGCTTTTGCGGGCGGCCAGAACTGATCAGCTCTCCGACGTTGGAACTGATCGTCTTCTGCGAGGAACCTTTGGCGAGTGGCATGGCTTACCCCGGAGAATAGGTGACGTTGACGGACTGCCCGGTGCCCGGCGTAACCACCAAGCCCGCTGAGAAAACCTGCCCCAACTTGACGACGCCAACCGTGGCGGGGATTGCGCAGAGGGCGTTGGCAGCGGCCACGGATGCGACTGCGCCGGTGTTGCTGATTGTTCCCGCTGTAGACCCCGCCACGACAACGGAGAAGTTCACGAGATAGCCCTTGCCGACGTAAATCAAAGTGGCGGCAGTAACCGTAAGAGATGTCTGCGTTCCAAGGGTCCGGGCAGTTGCCTGCGCAAGCCCGTTGATGGCGACGACGCCATTCTTCTGGGTGGTTAACAGGTCGTCAATTGATGCAGCCATTAGAATTTTCCGTCTTGCTGGATGCGGTAGCGGATATTACCAAGTCGCCAAAAGGACCCGATGTCATTGCTCTCGATGCGGATCGCCACCAAGCGGCCACGGAAGCGGGGCGTGATGAACGTCGTCGCCTGCGTCAGGGTGTAGGGGCCGTAAGCGACGGGCGCCGTGCCGGGGAAGTCCGTGATGTAGAAGGTCAGCAGGACGTTGGCGCCCTGCGTCCCGTCAAAGTAGCCCCACTTCATGTCGGGCCAGACCTGATCAATGAAGCTCTTCACGTCTGCCTCCGTCAGGGCAAAGTAGCCCGTCTGGAAGTAGGAGTTCATGGCCACGCCGTCGGCGTCCTTGGACGTCTCGTGCTGGTAGAGGTACTGGTTGAGCCCGGCGCCAATGGGCGGCCCAAGCACAGACTCATTGATCCACGCCGAGCGCGACACATACGGATTGGCGGCAGAGTTAGACCCGTAGTCCCACTGGTCCAAGTTGATATTATATTTGACGTATCCCTCGTTTTCCCCGCCATTCCCGTAGGTGGGAAAGTACCAAGTGATTTCGCCGAAGCGGGAGTTTGGGGCAACCCTGATGCGGTCAAGGTTGGTCGTGTCGAGGTCCTGAAAGACAACGTCCCAGATCGGGCAGCGAATGGGCTCGACGCCGTTGCCCGCCAGCCGGTAGAATTGGCTCTGGCCCATCCAGTAGACGACGCCATTCATGGACCCGGCGGCCTTGCGCCCGATGAGGCCGCAGCCCGTGCCCAACTCATTGAATTGGTAGACGTAGGGCGGCCCGACGTACTGCATGGCCCAGATGCCCAAGTCAGTCCACAGGAGGCCCTGCTGCGGCCCCTGAATACACTGAACAAGGCGCGACCCCTTGGGTATGCGGTAGCTGCCCGCCTGATTGGTGAGGCTGGCGGTCCAGTCGTCGTAATTGTCAACGTCGCACCAGCGGACCAGCATCGGGTCGGTGATGCCCGTAAATGTTGAACCCCACGCAATGATCTGACGCTGGGGCATGGCGACGAACATGCCCTGATTGACCGTGGGGGCGGCGACAATCACGTTGGCGACCGCCGTGCCCGTCGTCGGATCCCACGAGTAAATAGGACCGCCCAACGGGTTGGCGATGAGGATTTGGCCCCAGTTGTCCAATGTCCAGTCGGTGGCGTTGATCGGAACGCCCCGGTAGGAGGTGGGGACGACGCCGCCGTAGCCGTAGAAGCCGTACCCTGCGACGCCATACCCAACGCCGGGCGGGTATGTGCCGACGCCATTGCGGTAGACGAAGTGGACCTGTCCACCATTCATGGACCCGGTGGCAGTGGATGTCGCGGAATTGGACGCCGCAATGACGAAGACGTTGCCGCTGGTCACGCTGATGACGGCATAGTTGCCGTATATGGTGACGCCGCCGACTGTCGTCGCGACCAGTGCGGTGAAGGTGTCCCCAGCCAAATACCCGTGATTGTTTAGGGTAACTGAGACTGAGTTGACGCCGCTAGTCGTGGTGAATGACGGCACGGCTCCGCCGTTGGCGACAGTCGATGTGGCGGCGGTGGCCGCGTAAATTGTGTATTGGTTGGCGTTCAGGGCTGGGTTGGACACCTGATATTGCCCGAACAGGACAATTCCGCCGACGCTGACTTGTGTTTGTATATCAACGACATAGTAGTCGTTTGTATTGCTGCCTGTGTCCACGATGACGACGGCAGTGCTGCCGGACGTAGTGCTAAAATTGACAGTCTCGTTAGTTGTGATCTCTTCAGGCGTAATGTCTTGGCTGCCGCCCGAGACGATGACGCCGAGGGAGTTGCCCGCGCCGGTGATTGTGCCGCCAGAGACGTAGGCAGTCGTCGTGGCGTTGGCGTATGAGACGCTGGTCGATGTGGCCGCCGTGATCACATAGGTGCCGTTGTAGCCATTCGGGTTTATGCCGCCCACGAGAATGGCGGAATTAACCGTAAAGACAAACGGGCCGGTGAAGGTCAGGGTGGCCGTCGTCCCATTTCCGCTGGCCCCGGTCACAACAATTGGGGCGAGTCCATCGGCACCAACAGCCAGATAGGAGTTGGCGTTAGTGTCCTCCCACGCCCACAGGCACCGGACAGTGGAGCCAATCTGGCCCGCGTAAAACTTTGTCCAGCCGCCCAGCTTCTGCACCAGTCCCCCAAGCGTCCGGTCAGGAATGAACCGGATGAGCTGGCTCTCAGAGATGGCGGCCTCGTTGAGGGCGGGCGTCTTGTTGACATCCACGCCGGGCATGAGTTTGAGTGCGCTGTGGGGCATGGGTTACCCCCTCGTCGGGGTGGCGACGGTGGCGGGGCTCTGCGAGGACCACCCGGCGGCGTCGAACTTCTTGCGGGCCTCCTCGACGATGGCGCTCTTGAGGAGGGCCTGATACTGGCTCTCGTAGGTGATGGCCATCTGAGGGTCGTCGTTCAGGCGCCCAAAGTTGCGCTGGTAGGCGCTGATGTAGATCATCGAGGCCATGATGAACACGTCTGGCAGGTAGAGGCTGATGAACGTCGATGTGTTCGTCGCCGAGAGACTGTTGGGCCGGTAGGTGCCGACAACTTCGACAGGATAAGCCTGATCGGGAACCGGTCCAACAAAGAAAAGCGTCTCGTTGAAGGGCACAAAATACTGGGGCTGGCCGCGATTGGCGGTAAAAGATGACCCGTAGACGGCGTCAAGGAACTCCTTCGTCGTGGGAAGGAGGGGAATGCGGGCGCACAAGTCGGGGTTATTGGTGGTGGATGCGTTGCTGCTTCCGTCAATTGTTCCGGCGGTGGTCATGCTGCCAGTGGTTGTGCTGGCGTATGACACAGACCCCGCCGACGAGCTGGTTACGGCGTAAGTCCCATTGTACCCGGCGGGGACCATCCCAGCCACAGTGATCGTCTGCCCGGCGGAGAACGCATAGGTGCTGGAATATGTGAGAGTGGCTGTAGTCCCGTTGCCAGAGGCTGCCGTCACATCCAGAACTGGCGGCCCCGTCAAAAGATTGATCTGCTCGCTGACAACGAAGGTCCCGGCCTGCGCATCCGAATTTGACGCCAAGTTGATGTTGAAGGACAGGTTCCTACTTCCAGCAGTCAGGACGAAGCTGGCGCCGTGCAGGGACGTGGAGGTAAACATGAAGTCGATGTCACGGTACATCCGGTTCTCGGCGTAGGTGATCATCTGGGGCAAGATCGTGACGAACGCGGCATCAGTCTCCGCCACGACAGCCATCGTGGCGATTTGGATGACGTACTGCGAATATGTGAGGCCTGTGGTCATAGCTAACCCCGTGATCCGCCCTTTATACCATTGCCGGGCCGTTTACGCCATGCCAGAGGCTTTGTCCTTGACCTCGGCCACGCGGCGACTCCAACCCTTGCCAAAGGTGTCGAAGGTCGGCAGGCGCTTGAGGAAGTCGAGGCGCATGTCGCAGAGGGCGTCAACCATCTGCTCGGGGTTGCACTCCCTGATGGCGCCCATGGACTTGGGGCCGAGGGCGCCGTCCGCCGTGACGCCAGCGATTGTCTGCAAGAACTTTGCCGCCCTGCCCACGCCGGAGTTTACCGCCAAGTCGTAGGCGGCGTAGTCCACGCCATTGGGGAGCTGGTCGCCCTTAATCTTGTCCCAGTACATGGCCTTGTAGAAGGGCTTGACGATGAATGGGGTCAGGGCGCGCATGAACTCTTCATTCACGGGCCTGCCGACGTAGCCTTCCCAAGCGGCTTTTGTGACGCCCAAATTGGTCATACCTCCCGGATCTTTTGGATTATTTACAAATCCACCCTCGTGCTTCAGCACCATCTCAAAGCTGGCGTCCCAATTCTCTTGCATGTCACTTGTCCTTAGCGGCGAGGAGGCTGTTCTTTTCCTTGGAGCCAGCCGATGAGCCAAAATAGAACTGCATCACGCCGGTCCACGAGGTGCTCAGAGAGCCCAGCATCATCAGGAGGACTTCGGTTCCCGTCTGCGGGATGCCGAACACCATGATCCAGATCAGCGCCCCGAAAAACCCAAATGTAATGAAGAAGGCCAGAGCCTTGGGGGTCCAGTCCTTTGTCTCCCGTTGCATCTGCCGGGCGCTGTCGCGGTCCCCGGCGGCGATGCGCTCAAGGTCGATGTCGAGGCTCTTCATCTGAACCTTGAAGTCTGCGTCGATCTTCTTGATGGCGGCGAGCTGGTCGGGCGTGGCGGACGCCATAGCCTCGGAGATCTGCTCCTCGGTGCCGTCCTCATGCCCAAAGAGGGCGCTGGACAGGGTCTTGACGGCAACTCCAGCCAACGGGCCACCCAGCGCCGTGGCGATGGACGGGGCCAATTGACCAAGCAGGGGGCCAAATTTAGCAAGAAGGTCCATTTATTTGCCCTTTTCAAGCAGAGTGATGCGCTTGTCGAGCGCGGCGATTAGTTGTGCCATGTCAAAGCGGATGGCGGCGCGGGCCTGCGCGGCGTCAGCCACCATGTCCATACGGCTCTTTTCAATGGCGGCCATTGAGCGTTCACGGTCCAAAGTCATTGCGGCGCGGGCCAAGGCGCTTTCTCGGTCAACCTTGGAGATCTGGTCGCTCAAGTGCTCCCTGATCTGCGCCATGTCGATGGTCGTGCCCTGCGGCGGGATAGCCTTGTTGTCAGCATTGACGACCACAGCCACCTTCGACTTTAGTTGAATAATCTCGTTGTTGGCAGCAGAAAGCGAACTCATGAGATAGACGACGCAAGAGAACAGGATTGGAATGCCAGCAAAGACGATCTTCTCAACCAGCGCGCCCTTGCTGGCACTTGCCGCCATTTCAAGAGCGATCTTCTCCTGCTTCTCTTCGGTCGTGCTCATTTGTCAGCCTTTCCGTCCAGCTTGTCATAGATTCGCTGGAACATCACCTCGATGTGGTCCATGCGCTTGTCCATGTCGAACTTGCTGACGTAGGATTTGGGCAAGTCCGTCTCAATTGAATGAAGGTCTTTGCGCAATTCTTTCACCGCACCCCATATTTCGCGGGCGAACCAGCCGCCAGTGGCGATGGCGGCAACGCTGATCATGTTCATGACGTTCTGCGTGTCCATTATGCGGCCTCTTCTTGCTGTTCGCCACGATAAAAACCAAGATTTGCCCGCAGGCGGGCGTCATTTGGCTCCAAATCAACGGCAATTTGGCCCTGCTGGACTGCTACATCCCTCAAACCAAGGTTCCACGCGGCGACGGCGGCAAGATCGTGGGCCTGATAGCCCCACACTGCGGGGTCGCAAGTGTAGACGGCCTCGCGGTTGGTGATGCGCAGCGCCCGCATGGCGTAGGCGAAGCACTCCTCCCAGCGGCTCTGGCGGTAACACAAGAGCGCCAGCTCGCACCAAGGCTCGCGGGTGTTGGGGGCTTCGGACGCCGCCATCTGGAAGGCTTTCTCGGCGGCTTCGACATTGAGGAGTTCGTTATAACTCCTGCCCATGACGCGGTAGGCGTAGCACCGCTCGTTCTGCCAAGTGGCGCGGGGCAGCTTCAGGTAGTTCTTGCAGGCGTCAACGGCCTCCTGCCACCGAGAATGGAAGCTCAACTCGCGGGCGTAGTAGAAGGCGTTGCGCGGGCAGTCTGGGTCTTCCTTTACGGAAAGCTCCAGAAGATCCATGTACTGCCCCCGGCTCTTGGACGGGTCCGGCTTGTGGACGGCGATGAGGAAGTCGGTCTGCGCCCAGACCTCTTCAATGCGTCCGTCAGGTACAGGATATTCGTGGCAGGGGTGGTGCCAGTGGTATCCGTGCCGGGCGTGGATTTTCTCGTAGTAGAAGCTGATGCCGCATCCCCAATCGAACATGTAGCGGAGGCGGGTGGTCTCTCCCTTGATCCAGACACGCTCTATCTCCTCGCGCCAGCCGGGTTGGAGAACCTCATCAATGTCTAGGCTAATGCAAACATCAAAATCGCGAGGCACAAGAGCAAGAGCAGCGTTGCGCGCCAGATCAAACCGCCACGGGGTGATGCAAATGTGGTGAACAACCGCGCCATATAACTCCGCCTTCTCCGGCAACCCGTCTTCTGATCCCGTGTCAGCGATCATAATGAGATCAGCGTCCTGCGCCGACTCGCAAAAACGCTGCGCAAAGTGCGCCTCGTTCTTGCTGATCGCGTAGACGCATATCCTCAACTTCTTCTCCATAGCGACCCCCTCGCTGGTGAAATTAGACTGACGTGATGGTCTGCCAAGCGGACCCAGTGTAGACGCAAAGCTTGCCCAATGTGGTGTCAAAGACAAGCTGCCCGGACACCGCCGACAGGGCATTCTTCTGCGTCGTCGTGACGTTCTGCGCCACGGTTAACTGGGCCAAGTTGGCGATCTGCTGCGTCGTGCAGCGGGCAGTGGCGCCAGCCTGAACGATCTCGACCAGCTCCGCCCCCGACAAAGCTATTGCGGGGGTGAGGTTGGGAATCTGGATATTACTGGCGTAACGAGGCATCAGAGCGGTCCTGTCTTGGGCACTTCAGTGAAGCCGTATGGCAGGCTGGGGTTGTTGATGACATAGCCGCCGGACGTGTAGGCGCCCGAGAACGCCGACCCCTGAAGGTCGATCTGCGTCGTGTTCATCACCGTTATGCGCCAATTTCCATTGGCAGAAGACACGCCGCTGACATCCTGAACGGTCACATTTTGCCCTGTAATCATGCCATTGGTTGTCGCAATTGTCAGGCGAATGAGGCCGATTCCGTTGTTGGCGGCGCCCGTCACCGTGCGGTAGGTGACCGCATTGGGGTCCGTGCCCGGCAACTGATTCGTCCCGTAGGGGGCCTCGCCAGTCTGCTGCGTGACGCGGGTCTGGTCCGGCACGTCGGTGTCGATGGTAGTGACGCGCGTGTCGCCGCGCTGGACGGGGATGCCTGTCTGCGGGTTGGTCGTGTTGTTGCCAGACACCTGACGCCGGTCAATCTCGTCCCAAGCGTAGGGCTCGACGCGGGGATTGATGATCGGCACGGGATCAGCCGGGATGATGATGGCGCGGAGCTGCTGCTGCGGCTCGTCGTAGCAGGTGGAGCAGACGAGGATGCGCTTGTTGATCAGGGACGCGCCAGCCCAGTCGTACTGCCACTTCAGGTCAACGTGATTGTACCGAAAGGCGCAGCGGTCGCAGATCGCATGGGCCTGCGGGTTGGTGGAGCTAGTTCTGGCCCGGCCCGATCTTGATGCGTAGCCCATTCACGCCCCCTTACCTGAAGTAGCCAGAGATCATCGGGGAAATGTACTGCTGCGCGGTCTCAATGTTCTGATCAGCCGCGATCTGGTAAGACTCGTCAGCCATGGGCTTGATCATCGCCACAGCCGCCGGGTTCCAGATCTGCGCGAGGCGCAGGGCGAGGCCGTAGGCGAACGCCTCAAGCCACAGGTAGGGGATCTCGACCGTCTGGCCGTTCTGAAGCGCCGAGTCCTGTACCTGCCTGACGCGGTAGTATTTTAGGCTCTGGGGGCCGTTGTCGGTATTGGGAACCGGCCACAGCGTCACGGATGGCCCGGCGGACCCAGTTGAGCGGGACGAGCTAATCAGGCGGTCAAACCAGAATACAGTCGGGAAGCCCTGCTGCTCCTTGTTGGGGTAGCTGGCGTATTCCGTGCGGCTCACCGGCAAGATGATGCGGTCAATGTTGGCGCCCGAGTCGTCGTTTTGGACGTAGGCGTCCAAGATCGCAACCGTGTTTCCATCGACGGCGTAGGTGGCCTGATCGGTGACGAGCGCCGTCGTGACGAGGTCAACGGCCCAGAGGTTGACGCCTTGATTGCTAAATCTAGCGCAAAGCATGTTGGAAGCCATACGAGCAGCTTCCATATGCTCTTGAAGCACAGCAGTGTTACGAATTCCAATCAGATTGTAAGCGTATAAGGTAAGTTCGCCTAAACCGGGATTAAAATTGTATGTGTCAGAAGTGGCCATTAAGTTGACTCCTTCTTCGCCAAAAAGATTTCATGAGCCGCCCTTCTAGCCTCGCTCCAAGGGCGCCCCTTGTTTGCTTCGCTTAAACTTTTACGAGCAGCTTCTGACACAATTTTCCCCTTATGGGCTGTTGAAAGTTTTGCCTTATGCTCGTCAGACAACTTTTTTCCGCGCCTTTTTGCAGCGCCTTGTTCAATAGCATGTTCCGGCTGCTTTCTCCCAATTAAAGGAGCTATTCTTTTTTGAATTGCTTCTGCGCTTTGCTTCGTCCCAAGCTTTGCGTTCCGCATCTTTAAACGCGCTTCTGCGGACATTTTGAGGCCGGATACCCCATCGCCACCGTTTGTAGCGTTTGCTAAGTCAGCCCCAGCATTACGCCAAAAAGCAATGCGTTCTTTCTCAAGGACAAAAGCAGCCTCTTCAGTGAGCCCAAAAGAGACAATCCGCACTTCTACGGCAAACCCATCTCTCTGAATTTTTTGCACGATGGCGGTATGAAAGCGGTTACGGTCACGCATTTTATACGCGCGACCACCTTTACCTTTACCCACGTAAAAGCATTCATCGCGGTCAAGCCGCCAATGCTCATACACGTAAAAGGTGTCGCTCGTCGCCATGGTGGCTCCTTAGACCGGGCCAGCCTGAACGATGCTGGCCGTGACCGCGCCGGTGCCGCTGGTGATGTTGATGCAGATGGCGCGGCAGGGAATGATGACGGCGCCGCCCGTCGATGCCGTCAGGGCGCTGAAGCCCGTGGCGACGTACCATGTTGCCCCGGCGACGGTGTACCCGTCGGCGTTGGGATCATCGAGCGAGTACTCAATGTTGAATGTGGGCGACCCGGACGTGACCTTGGCGCCGACGCCAATGTTGAAGGGCGTCTGAAAGTCATCGACAACGCGGGCGGCGCTGCGGATTTGCGAACCTGTGGCGGTCGCGCTGATGCTACCGAGTTGCATGTTACTTCCCCTTGCTGCGGGCTGCCGCTGCGTTGTCGATCAGGTTGGGGTATGGGCGCCCAGCGGCGCGCGCATTAGCCTTGGCGGACTGAACCTTCTTTTTGCTCAGATGCTTTTCCTCGGCATCCTTGGGGGCTTTCTTTTCCCAAAAAGGCTTGTCCATGTCAGCAATCCCACTTCCGCAGCGACTTGTTGATGCGACTGTCTGGATCTGCGGCCTTCGCGGACCCGGTCAGCTTGCGCTTCATCCCGGTCATCCTACTACAGAATGAGTCTTTGCGCGAGCCGCCCTCGGGCTGGGGACGCTTGATGTCGTGCCCCTCGGCCTTCAGCGATGCGCGGCCCTTGGCGTTCAGGCCGCCCTCGGGGTTCTTGCCTTCCTTGCGGGTCCATGCACCAGACATTGCAAGCTCCATGCGAATGCGGGGGCACAATGGCCCCCGCCCTGAACTACTGCGCCGGGGAGGATCGACTTAGTAGTTCGCACCCTTGCCACGGGGCGTACCGCCCGAGGCAGAAGACATGACGCTGCCGCCGCTCTTGCGGGGCTTGCGACCGGCGTGGGCCTCGGACATGACGCCCTCGGCCTTCATGCCGACCTTGCCGCCCTTTTTGAATCCGCCCGTGGGCTTCATCATTTCAGAGGCCACAGTGCTGGTGCCGCCCGAGTAGGCGTTCATTGACTTGGCTTCGCGAGTTCCAGACTTACCCTTCATGACGATCTCCTGTGACTTAGGCGTTCTCAGCCTGAACGTAACGGACGACAAGGTCGCCGACACCGGCTCCCGTGTTGGCGGACAGGGCGTAGACGATTACGTCGGTTGCGCCGGTGTTGGACCAGAGCGCCGTGCGAGTGGCGTCGGTGCCGGGAGTCAGTCCGTTGATGCCAATGGCAGCCACGGAACCCGCCGAGACAAGTTCAGTTGCAGTCGCGGAAGTGCCAAGGCTGATGGTTGAAGCCGCACCACTCCAAGCCACCGTCGCCAAGATTTGAATCTGGACAATGTGGCTGTAAGCGGGGATGACGATAGGCGTGGCGTAGGCCGTGGCCGTAGCTGCCTGCGTGATAGGCGCGATCTGTACCATCATAACGAAGCCAACATTCTTGACCGTACCGGCGGTGGTGCCGGTCGTGTTGAGAACATTGCCAGCCTTGATGGGGCCGGTGAATGTAGTAGTACCCATGGGGTCCTCCTGCACGATGAGATCACGAAGTCTGTGCAGCGCCCGCTAGGCCGGTCTGCGTGATCGGGTTGCCTAGATGGTGGTAGGGGCCATAGTCCCTGCCTATTCACGATGCTTAAGAATATACCCGATTGCACGTTGAAGTACAGCAGGGCTATCCTTGAGCTTGCCAATTCCGGTATTACAATCAAAGCACAAGAGGCCCCGAATTTTTCCCGTACTATGGCAATGATCTACGGCTAACGCTTTGACCTTGCCGTTTCTCATATGGCTTTCTGATTGGTCACAAATGGCGCATTTGCCACCCTGCTCAACCAGTTTTTCCCCATATTCTTGAAGCGTTATGCCAAACGACTGTTGAAGATAACTTTCTTTCCACGCCAGTGGGTTTTTTTCGCGATGCGATTTAAGATACGCACTGCGTCCTTCCCGTGACGAATGATTGAACTTACCATCCGCAGTGTTCTGCATATCAAGGTTGTCAGCACTTAAGTTCAGCGTATTGCCGTCCTTATTTGTGACGCGCCCGATAGGCCATTCGCCGTGATAGAGCAGCCATGCAAGTTGGGCCGCCGGAATATTGAAACCTTTATACCGGATGTACCGATATGAAATGGCCTCTCCGGTTTTTGACTTGCGCGTTGCCTTTGCTACACCGGCTTCACTTCCCGCCCGTACATTTCTGGCGGGGGTGATCATCCAGTAAAGCTTCCCCGTTTCTTCATCGTATCGGAGAACCGATGCAATTTCGTCGCGAGATAGTATTTCACGGTAGTCCATAGTCTCTCTCCATCACCCCGGAACAGGGATACTTTTTAAATATCTCTGTTCCGGTTTTTTGTAAAGAGGCTATATCTTTCTTCTTAAACCAAGGAAAACCTTAGGTTGGGAAGGCCCCATAGATGGAGCGGAAGTTGTAGTAGCCAAACGAGTACCTCTCATATCCCTTCACAAGAAGGTTATCAGTGGTAAAGTCGACCTGCATGTCTGTTTCGAACTTAATGCGCTCCATATAGGAGAGCCCATCAATGTTCGTGAGCAGGAACCACGCGCGGGCAGAGGTCAGGTAGTCATTGACCATGTAGCCCTCGGGGAGGCCGCCTGCCGTGGACATGATCGCATTGACGTCATTGTCCGCAGTGCCGGGGCGCAGCTCAGTCTTCGTCAGGCGGATCGCCACCGGCTCAAGGGCGGGCGGGATAACCAGACGACGACCGCGAGCGAACACCTTCAGACCGGCCTGATCGCGGAAGTTGGTCCTGATGGCGATCATGCCAGCAAGCAACGTGCTCTCGTTCAGGTCGTTCGTGGTGGAGTTCGAGATCGTGCCACCGTCGATGGGGTGGTCAGTCGCCACGAGGGCCTTGCCGTCGCCGCCGATGGACCCGTTGTAGGTCGTGGCGGTGTTCAGCACGTTGGCGCCGTAGATTTCCTTGGTCTGCGCAAAGGACTGCGTCAGGCCGAGGTTCGACGGGGCGAACTGGCTCTTGTAGAGGTTGTCGTCAATGGCCTTGCGAGTGATCGCGTAGCCGAGGCCGATCTCGGTGTGCTCCTGATTGTACACGAAACGCTCGCCAGCGCCGTTGTCGAACGCGGTCTGGCCGCCCTCGGTCTTGAGCTGGGCGTAGCCGAGGAAGCGCATCTCAGCGGTGCGTTCCAGAGCCATCTTCGAGTCGTGCTTGGTGAAGATCTTGTCGTACTGCGACGGGATCTGCTCGTACTGACCTTCAACGCCCCGGAGGCCGGGGAGGAGAAGATCTTTAATCGCTGAAAGATTGACAGCCATTGATCCTACTCCTTGTTAGGTGCCCGGAAGCGCCTTGGTGCTGACGAAGTTAAACGCCACGATAGCCTTCTGGTAGGCGCCAGCCTCGGTG